TCGTTGAGCCAATTGTTGGACACTTCCATCTTTTTTGTTTGTAGTGCATCAGCTAACTTTGCACCAAGAACATCATTGATCTTTTCCATAAAACTATTAGGATCTTCGTCAATGGCATCTTCTATTGAATTACGAATTGTTTTTTTCATGATATATTCTCCTTAAATGGAATAACGTATACTATTTATATCAATCAATATCTTCGGCAAGCGGTGTTTTTCTTGATCGAATTGCCTTAACACGTTGAAATGTTGAAACGTTTTCTTGATTTTGTTGAGGAGTTGTGGGTTTTTCGTCATCATTCGGAACAGGACCAACGCCTGCTCTCTGGCGATCAATTTGCCTAGTCTCGTCCTCGAATGGATCGGCGTCAGGATCACCATCATCAATTTCATTTGCCATCTCTTGATCCATCATACGCATTTCTTCTTCGGTCTGATTCAGGACGTTCTGTCTCACCCAACTCTTTGAATAATACTTGCCAACATACTCATCAACGGTCTGTGCGATTTCCATCCGTTCACGCATGATCTCAATTTGCTTCAGCTCTGCAAAATGAGAATCTTCGCGAAATCTATATTCCACCAAAGTCTTGATAACACTCCAATCATCTTTTGATATAACACCCTTGAGGACGAGTTGCTTCTCAAGAAGATCATCAAAAAGATTCGTGAAACGATATCGAAGTCGATTGACAAATTTACCAAACTTAACTTCATCACGAGTAATTTCAGTGGCACGACCCAAGCTGAATGATCCCTCTGGCTCCAAACGAGAAACAGGAACACCCAATGCCTTGTAAAGTTTCTTCTTAAAATAGATGATATCTTCAATTTCACCTAAATTAGTTCCACCGGGAAGTGTTGTAATTTCTGTTCCTCTGCCACCCTCTCTTCGGGGAAGCCAATAATCCTCAAGCATTGACATATGCTTTCGATCATCACGGATAGCTCCCGTATCAGTATCATAGACTTGCTTGTTTTTGAATTTGGACATAATGCTAGTGAGATACTGTTCTGCTTTTGTTTTAGGTAGATTGCCAACATCCACATAAAAAACTCTTCTCTCTGGAGCCCGTGAAATCCTGTAAATGACGGTTGCGTCTTCAAGCATCTTGAGCTGATTCATGGGCTTAATTGCTTTGTGCAAATTGCCAAGGATCATCTTATTACCCGCATCAAGAATTCCTGAGTGGATATGAGAAATAGAATCTCGTGCAATCTTGATTGCCTTTTTGCTATCAGGCGCACCCATTCCACCAACGCGGTTTGATATACCACCGGGATAATAAAGATAATACTCTGTCGCGCTTTGTGGAAGCGAAGACAGCCTTTCTCCATTATACTTTGGCTTCTTTATTTCCCTTGCCTTTTTAATCTTGCGTGGATCAATGGAACGCAATTCCTTGATCCCATCAGATGGATTTTTCACATCAATCATTACATGATAATATATTCTTCCATCAACATACCACTTTTTGAAAATGTCATATGCATATTCATTGAATGCGAGCAATCGAAGAATCTCATCAAACTCTTCAACAATTTGATTCTTGATTTTTTGCGGAACATCCACATTGCCAAGGGAAATTGAAACAGGGGCTTTTCCATGTTCCGTAATAACAGACTCATTGATAATATCATCAATGGCAATTTCTACTTCAGGATTCATTGCCATCTCACGATAACGAGTGATTAACTCGATTTCGTTCTTTATGGTGCCTTCAATATCAAGATATGTGCCGTATGCGCCTCCGGTAACAGTTGGTCCCTGAAGCTCAACAGCAGCATCCTGATTTTCAGGCAAAGAAAATGCCTGAAGCCGTTCTTCAGGCACCGTCTCGTCATCTTTACCTATAGTGAATCCTAATATTTTTCGTTTTGCCATGAGTCACATTACCTTTCTGAAGGAATATCTCCTATATGTATACCCACCAGAAAGTTGTTGTTTTATTAAGTTGTTGCGTGAATGTTATCGCGTGCCTGCCAATAATCATACTGCCAAGTGACCGAGAACTCTTCAAGGGCATCATTCTGATCCCATCCAAGCTCAATCGCAGCAATTGATGTAGGCCAACAATTGATCATCGTAATCGTCTTTGCAACATCACCAGTTTTAGTGTAATGAATAATCTCGGCATCAACTTGATAATCAGTTCCAGTGATGGAACGATCATTTTCGCCATGACTATTGATAGCATTCATCCAGTTGGTGATTCCGCCATGAACAGCAAAATCTTCATCGTTGATAACCGTAGTCGTCCATTCAGCAAAAGTTCGATTTCCAGCCAGCTTTATTTCGCGACCAAAGTATGGAACAGTAACCGTACCAAGATCCGCTCCGGGTATTTGAGCCCCTTTGCACATGAAGGACATCTTCTGACCAGCTTCACCCGTTTGAACTGAAGTGGGAAATGGAATTGTGACCTCAAATAGATTGGGACGCGCTCCCTGACCTATCAGTTGGGCTCTGAAATTATTAATTGAAAAGGGCATTCTTTATCTCCTTGTTAATCCTATTATATTTATGCGGATAACCTTAGAAATTACCAACAACTTCAGAGAATTCAACACCTGTTGCAACAGCAACAAAGTTCAATTGAATGAAGTTGATTGAGCGAGTTGGTTTAATGTAAATATCTCCAACAAACTCATTTCTATCAATTACACTTCCGGGGTTATTTGTTTCATCGCACACAACAATAAATTCTGTGATGCCTCGACGACCCTTAACATCCCGAAGGAATGGTTCAACCATATTTCGGAACATTGATCGGGTGAAAGCATCATTGAATTCAAAGAGTGAGAATTTAGCAGCAGTCGAGATTGCCTTTTCAAGAACAATAAAGAGACGACGCACATTGATTCGATCAAATGCGCTGGGTCTTGTTTGCATTGTCTTGTCGCCAAACAATATCGTACCTTGACCCGGAAAAGACACAACTGGATTATACTGCTGTAAGTACAGAGAATCTCGATGGGGCTTTGATGGGTTATAGGCTAGTTTAGTAACATTCTTGACCTGTCCGCGCGTGTAACCAGCAGGACTCCACCACGGATCTCGTAGCGCGTCGGTACGAGCAACAAGACCAGCAACGTCACCATTCAGAGGAACCCACTGATACTTTTTAGTGAAGCTGTCAAACTGATATTTCCAACCCGTGTCCATGACTGCATATGAAGTGTTCTTATTTACATCTGAATTTCGGAATCCAGTCACGCGGTTTGTTAGATTATCGAGCTTTGTTGCCTCGCTGGATGCATTAACCACATCGTCTTTAGCCGGTGAAATAAACGCAACACAATCTTTTCGTGTATCGGCAATTTCAATAACATGACTCTTGACGCCATTGGAATCTGTCGCACTAAGAGTTGCGCCTCCAGTTCCCGTTATGAGAAGAGACACATCCTCTTGCTCGGCATCAGCAAAAATGTTCCATGCGTCTGTCATATCAGATTTTACCATACCTCCATCATTTCCACCAGTAAGTTGAACTGATAGAGGAGTTTGTCCAGCAGAATTTCCATACGCTAATCCGTTAGAAACGGCGCTTCCGTAGGAGTTATTAACTTTCTCATCGCTTCCCACTCGAATATATTTCGACGACTGGTTAATGACTGTCTTGAAATACGCTGATTCCTGTGAAGCATTTAGCCCATCTTCAGCCTTCGACAAAAAGGAATAAACCTCAAGAACATCATTCGCGGTATCAGTGAACCCATCCTTACTGGCGTTCAGGATAATGACATGAACCTCGTCATTTGCAGCACCTCTATCAGCAGCATATACGCTTGTGCCGGGGGCTGCGCTGAAGTATGAGTTGGAAGCCCAATCTTCAAACTTGTTAGCGGTATCACAAACTTCGACAATGATCTCGTTGCCTACGTTTCCAGCATACTTGGCATAGAATGTGTTAGCAGTTGTTCCAATCTCACCCATTCCCAGCCAGTCATCATCGTTCTCGATAATTTCTGCGTCCGCCGCAAGTGAAAAAGGACCATCCGATGCATTTTTCGCGCCTGTGGCTTTCGCGCGGACAACCCTCAACGCGCTGGTGTATGAAAGGAAGTTTGCTGCTGTATTGAAGTCAGCAGTAAGGGCTTGATCTGGCGCACCAAACATCTCAACCATATTGTCGGTAGATGTCATTAAGTAAGACTTGAGCATTGGACCCCATTTGAAATGTCCGGCATATGCACCAATGCTAGTGGATACGGCAGGGATAACAGTCGTTAAATCGACCTCAGATACATTTACTCCGGGTGAAACTTGAAAAGGCATGTTTTTTCTCCTTATAAGGACTATGGCAAAATGGTAATCTCAATCCAAACCATAAACTTATTCCTCAATATTTATAAAAAAGGAGTTTTTCAATGCCCATCAACATAGAACCATTCTTGACCCTCAGTGTCCGTGAAGCTATCTTCTTCGTCCATATCAATATATCCAAATGGCAATAAATCGTCTTCCAATGCCTGCATTTTTTCTTCAAGTAGGCGTCTTCGCAAATCGAGATCTGTTATATCTTTAAAGTGTGGTTGGGAACTCAACCATGCAACCAATAACATTGACATGACAAGATCGTCATGACATCCCACATCTGCTTCATACGAATGAGCTTTAGAAACAAACGAACTCAATTCAGAGATGGTATCAAAATCATTAGTGATGAGCTTTTCACTTTCAATCAAATCTTTAAGCATAGAGCATCCAACCTGCTTCACCTTCTTGGACATGGTAATTCCGAACTGAGTTGAACCTTTACCAAATCCACCATCAAATACCTGACCAGCACGACCTTTAGACGTAATCAGAACCATATTTTCATATTCCATTTCACCATGAAGAATATCTGCTACTTGTTGCCCAATACCATTTGTTTCAACGAGAATATAGGCATTGTTATATTCTTGACCGCACGAAAATATTACACTCGGATATAGCAATGGAGAAATTGAAGAGTTTCTATATTTGGCAACTTGTTTATAAGGAAATGCCGTAACATCAAAAACAGAGAATGCAGAATAATCCAAATTTTCTCCACGCGACACGTCTACGCCAATCGCATATACACGTTCTTCTTTGGCATGTTCATAAATGTCAAGACCTCCTTTTTGTTCAATAGGTGCCTTGAATACCAAGTTCTTCAAAATGCTGGCATTAACTAGTGTATTAGTTCCGCCTACAAATTCACCCTCAAATTCCTGAGCCCATCGCTCCTTACCGATATTCCTTATCGTCTCATCTTTCCAAGCATCATCTCTACCCGGAACATCTCTCCAAGCCACCTCGACCGGAACATAATTATTTTTTTTACTCTTCGCGTCTTCCCACATTTTATAAAAATGGTTCAATCCATTAGGAGTAGACACAACAACAATTTTGGTGGACTTTCCCGAAGAGATTGTAGGATAGACGGATGCCATGAACTCATCGGCAATATTAGGTGGAACGAACGCAAATTCATCAAGAAGGATCATATTATATGTTCCACCACGAATTGCAGAACTAGAGGTAGAGGCAGCAATAATCTTTGAACCATTTTCCAGTTCAATATTACCCTTGTTCCATATCAGCACACCCTGTTGCAAAAACTTGGGAAGATTCTCGTATGCCAATTGCAAGCGACTTAAAATGTCACGAGCAAGTGAACCTTTATTGGCAAGAATAGCGATATTAACATCTTCATTAAAAAGAACATACCACAAAAAGTATGACACAACGGTCGTAGATTTACCCACCTGTCTGGGAGTGCAAAAAATAGAGAAACGATTTTGGTGAATCGTACTGACCATCGTCTTCTGAAAATCGTATAGATTGAATGGAACAATACCAAGATCAACACTGACCACCTTGATATAATTTTCAATAAAGTATTCCGGGTCATCGGAGCATTTTAAATATTGATCAAGTTCATCTTCCGTAAAATTGTGTTTTGTTCCAGCCGGTTTGAGATTAGGGTTGCCTAGATATGCGGTGTTTTCTTCAGTCATCACCCTTTGCATCCTTTAACTTTTGACTCACATGACCCTGACCACGAAGAAATTTCTGAAGTTCGGCAGTAGAGCCCATGAAGATGGCATTTTGTGTCACCTTTTTTGCAGACTCCTCATTTTTGATTTTCTTCATATCCTTCTGAAGATCAATGAGGTCTTTATTCGTTTCAGCAAGTTGGCGCATGATTTGTCCAACTACTTCATATGCTCGTGGATGATCAGAGCCTTCGGCAAGTTCAACAATACCCTGCAATGCCGTACTGCCAGTTTCAATAATATCTTGTAGATTATTACGAACATATTCATAATCTTGGTCTTGATGCTCATGCCTCTCCACCAAAGATATTTCTTCCGGGGGAAGCAATTCTAATTGTTCTTCATCTTCACTCATAATTTATCCTATCATTGTGTGTTGGCTGATATCTTTATATAGTCAATATCTGTATCAACAACCATTTCGCCACTGGTGTCGGTAGCATTAAGAAGATCGAAGCGGAGTGCCGTAATAATTCGGTTGTCCCAATCATCCAATCCGGCAAGATCAAAATTTACTGTCTGGTACTGTTGTGTTAATGTATCATATTCAGTTGTGTTGAAATCGCTCGGAGTATTTCCCAATACATATCTATTCTGCCTATCTGTCAAGCCGACGCTCCATCCATCAGTTTCACCTGAATTAGTGGTCAACCATCGTAATTTTCCTTGATAATTAAAAGTTCCACCGCTGCCTGTTGTCTGTCGAGTTCTGAACCTGATGGTAACGTTCTGATAATTTTTCCCATAGAATTGTTCAAATATATGACTTGGAGTTGAATTTGCATATATTTGTAAATACACACTCTCTTGATAATCACTTATCGGATCAGAAACAGTTTTCATGATTCTGTGACGCAGAAAATGATCTCCCTCAGACAGCGAAACATTTCCGTTTGCGGTATATGCACCCGGTTCGTATGTTTCCCATCCATCAAAGGAGGTGTTTCCAATAGCAGGTCCGAAGTTGATCGTTTGCTTGTGCGTTGAATCTCTGAAATCCCAATACTTATATGTATTAGGATCTTGACCGACATTGAAAATTTGCTGAGAAATGCCATAATCACTATTGGCTTCGATCAAAGTGGGATCGACACTCAAAGCAGCAACATTAGTTGCTAAACCATTTGAGAATTGACCGGCTGTAACATATACCTGTTCGTAATTATTTGCAATTGCAGTATTTGTCGATGTGTGTAAATTGATTTTGATTTTATTGATGATTCCTGAGTTAGAAACCGGACCAAATAAATGCCCCTTCATGGTGAAATCAAGTGTCCAAATGATGATCCGTCTTTCATCAAAACCCGCTTCAAAGTTGTCTTCCACGTTGACAGAATTCAGAACTAACGGGAGATCCATATTAACCCCAAGTTCTGTCACACTTTTCAAACTAACAGTAAACTCTGGGGTGAAGTATGGCAAAATCTGTTCGATGATGTGCGTGCCGTCTTCGATATTGGCAATATAACAACTCAATTGAAAATTTATGTCGTATGGTACTGGAGCATATGTTGTGGCAATTTGAGTATTAGAAGAATCTGTTCTTCTTCCATAATATCTCTGCATGGTGTTAAGTTTTCGCTCAGGAGCATAGTTCAGAGATACTAATTCAAATGACATGCGCGGAAGGGATATTGCCGTTGGACGATCCAGATTCAAATCTTGAGTGATTCTCTCAATATATCTCTGTTGAGGAGAGTATGAAAGCGGCACTGCAATTGTGTCAGAATCTTCTCCGGTCGCTGCACGACGATTAATTTTGATATTATTGAACAGCGTTCCAAACGCAACCGTAAAGTCTCGGATCAGTCCATGTGAAAAGGTTTCGGCTAACATTGTCTAGAACCTCCCAAATGGATTTGTTTCATCAAAGTCAAGAGTCTGATCGGCTTCATTTTCGATCACCAAGTTATCTTCTGTTGTGCTTGCCTCTGCCAGAGCATTGGATGTGAATGCTTGACCCCTCGGTCCAGTTGTTCCCGCAATCTGGTCGATTTCATCAACACCAGTGTTAATAACTTGTTGATTATATGCAAAGAGTTCACATTGAAGATCGTATACTGGAAGTGTTCCTGCTTGATAGAAAATGCTTTCGTGTTCCACAAATTGAATTTGAAAAAGTTTTTTGTTAAGCGGGAAGTAAATCAAGTCCCCCTCGCGAGGTCGAGCATATCCCGATCCCAATTGATCAAATCTGCGAATAGATGTAGTGAACGTAATTTGATCGCGAATGTCAAGACCAAACTTGGAAAGAAAATCACCCTGACCCTCAAACCCCTCCACATTCTTAATGTACATTTCCAACACATGTGCAGTATTATAGCTTTCAAGGGTATCCTCGCCATAAAGCTGATCAGCTTGGTCGGATGAAATACGAGGGAGCCAATACACATCAATACCATAGAACTTGATACTTTCTATGATAAGATCGTGAATAAGATTTTGCTCGGGGGAGCTTGAATGTTGGTTAATGTAATGATTAGTGGGCATAATTTACCCCACCATAAAATCAACAGGAAGCTCATATGCCAGAGACATTTGTTCTTTGAGTCGTTCGATCTCGGCGCGGGCATCTTCAAGAATGGCTCTCCCGTTTAGCGTAACACCACCCGGAAGCTGGACACCCTCAAACTTACTGAGGTTCATTCCCCACTGCTCTTTAACTAAGGCAGTGGCATAATCTTTCAGAAAAGGATCACCCCAAAGTTCGGCAGTGTCTCCGACCTTTTGAAAAGTTTCAAGAACAATATAATCCCCGGCTTTGATATCCACTTCCCAATCCCAATCAATGTATACTTTATTGGTCACTCGATTGAATCGAAGGTTGCTCATGCCGCTAATGAGATCCTGAACCATATTGAGATGAGACATCCTCATCCAATAATTCGACATCTCTCTGACACCACGGGTACTATATGTTGCAATATCATTAAATGCCATTTGGTATCGAACGGAAAACATATTTGTAGATTGACCCGATGTAGAAAGCATTCGACTAATGCCTATGATCGAGTCGTTCTGAGCATTTGTCAGATCAAGATACTTTTGTGTAATGTCATCGTCATCAACTAGATGAGACACAAAAAGTTTCTCGGTTCCATCGAAATGGTATTCTTGCCAAAAACGAAGCGCGTCGTCGATGCGATCTTCTATTTGATCTTCATCAAGATTAATTTCAATAACTGGATGACCCAACTTTCGCTTAATATAGTCTTTGAATGTTGCTCGTGTTGTAGGAACTGCCATTATGTTGCTATCCCCGGAGTTGCTGTGATGATCCCCTCAACAAGTCTTATTTTTTTAGCGGTATTTTGATCTAGAATAACCACATCATAAACATAGTTTCCGGGGGACATCGCTATTGTGTTTGCTCGGTCTAAAGTAAGATTGACGATACCATTTGTAGTTTCGACAACTGCCACATTTATGGTAGCAGCAATGGTGTCTGTATAAAAACTCCTCTTAACAAGGCTGTTTGCTGATGTGTATCCAGTTAAATCCAAAGCAGCCGTAGCAGAACCATTTGCATATGCATATACATTTGCACTAAAGTCTGTTCCAATATCTACTACGAAATTTTGGGTTCTGCTTGCCATTTAAAACCATCCCTGTGTTGAAATATATCTCTTATAGTATTTATACGACTTCGATCTTGTTATTTGCCATAAGTTCATTTAGTTCTAATTGAATTTCACCAAGTTCTTCTCTCCAGTTTTCAGAAATTGGATATGCATCCTTTACACTTTTGATATGTTTATACCATGTATTTGCACGCCGCTTGTCCACCTTGACGCTACCAGAATCCATATCATGCCAAAGCATGTCGAGTTGTAGATCCACGGGAAGATATGACATCTGTCTTGCCAACAGGCTATCAGTAACCTTCTGATATTCATCCTTCAGTTTCCAAACTTCCTTTTCCAGTCGAGCCACAGTTTCTTGGCGTTCCATTTCCTGAACAACTCTTTCTCGCCTTTCTTTGACTTCTTGCTCTTTAAATTCCTTTGTGAGAGCAATATTTTTATTATCTTTTTGGAATTTCATTTTAATCTTCCTCTACAAAATTGATTTTAAGCATGGAATCATAGCACCCATATGATTTTAAATAAACTGTCATTTGATTTTGTTCTGGAATATAAGAGAAATTATTGCAGCTAAGCTCAAGAGAATTTCCACTATCTTCATCCACAATATAGGAGTGTTCGTGATTCACATCTACCCGCATACCATTTCTTAGTCCAGAAATAACAGCCTCATCAGTTCCATTGGCGACAACAACGTGTTTGTTTAAGTTAACAAAAGTCATTTGCTCAAGGGGGGTGATTCCCATAGGAGTTCCTGTATTGGCATCCATTTTTACAAAAGTTCCTGAGATCTTTGAACCTGCTGGTCCGACAAAAAAGGTCTCACCATTCTCCCTAAACCTATTAATTTGAGTGTGGCTCATTTGATCAACTGTATATTTAATTTTCCCGGTATCCGCATCATAAACATAAATTGTGCTGTTAGGCATCAGTATCACCTCCCTCGATATCATAAACGATATATTTTCCATAATATGTATCAAACACGCCTTCACCCTCTCCACCTAGTGCTTCAGCCGACCCGGCACCACCAAAGCCAAATCGTCTTCCTTCTGTTCCTACGCCAGCTTTTGGATTGCCACCATGCCAATTATGTTTTTGGAAAGATTGCCTTTGCACATTCCAATCAGAGGGAACTATCTTGACGAATTGGTTTCCGCCAGAACTAACTGAACTCTTTTGCGCTGCGTATAATTGCTTGCCGCCGCCATAATTAAAGTATGGGGAATGGTCTGTTGCATAACCACCGTCTGCATAATAAAATTCGCCATAGGGGGTATTGGAAGAGACCCATTGAGATCTGTTGTTTGAAAAGGAATTCCAAAATGAATCGAGACTCGTTGGCTGACCCTGAAAAGTTCGGGTTTTCAAAAACGCATCGCCGGGTTCGTATTGAGAGTTTGGGGGGACTCCCTTTGCTTCTGTATCAGGAAGTTGATTTGAAAATCGGGTTCCTTTGTTCACAACAGTAATAAATGGTGTGCCTTCATGAGTGGTGTCTGCACCCATTTCCTTTACAATTCGATAGTCTCCATATGCAGCAGCAATGTAGGGTGATGGTTCGCTGTCCCAAGGCTTGTGATAGGCTGGATCAGCACCCGAATAAACTGAATCTGATGGAATGGGTGAGATAAATCCAGTATCAGTTCCAACAGTTCCAAATTGGACATCAGCACTTGCAATTTCACCCGCATCATACATTGCAGTTGCTTCTGCCTGCATCATATTTTTTACTGTGGTTCTATTCGGATCGAGCAAATCAACGCCGCCAGAGTTGGTTGCCTTTGCAATTGTAAAGTGTCCATTCGCATGACCAATGGGCCACCACTCATATTCTGTTTGTGAACCATCCCAATATTTCGTTCTGAATTTTCTGGGAAGTTCTTCTTTATAATCCATTCCGAAGCCCTTCGCAAAAGCGTTGTTTTCGACCGAATCATAATCATAATTACCCACAGCTTCAAACATTCCAACATTTTTTCTGAAGTTGCCATACGGATCAAAATCTGTTCCGGCATCTGGATGTGCGCCAGAAGAGGTCGAGGTCAAAGTTTCCGAATCTGGGTTAACGACTCGTTTCTTGGCAATCTCAGTTTCAAATGGAGTTGGTGTATGGGTTGGGGTCATAAATCCATCAAGTTTCAAGTGTGTGTTATTTGCGAAATATGACAACCCCTGCAATCCAGCAAAAGATTTTAACATTCCTCCCCATAACGAAGTCGGAGAATTCAGATCGGTATCTCCAATATTATATGAAATGTTTTCGTGCCATGCAATCTGAACCCTTTCGACCGCCTGCGGAGCTAACTCGTATTGATTGCCAGCGATTGACGTCTTCCGCACCGGATTTCGACCAGTAGGTTTGACAGAATGCGGTTCTACCACTCCGGCTCCATCATCAACTATAAAATGAGACTCCCAAATCTTACCCTGAGCTTCCCTATCTGAATCCGAGAAAGTTCCCGGTGCCGTCTCAAGTATTGAAGGAAATTGCTCATTCACATTAGTCCCAAATGGAGCAAACGTCCTTTCCCTGAATGACCACTTTCCGCGAAACCACGCAGAATCCATGTGGACACAATGTTGACTGTTTGCATATTGCCATTCATGATCACTTCCACTACAATTAACATTTGCATACCACGGATGAAAATGCCCCGCAGAATTACCAACAGCAAAAAACACAGAAATATGCGGAGTTTTAACATGATCAGGAAGTGGTGGATTGAATTCGATAGTCTGTGTTCCGTAATCACAATATACATTCTGTACATATTGATGGTTAATGGCATTCCCTGTAATGGGAACCTCGTTCTCGCCAAAACCATACAGTGCCACATTTGCATTTTTGGGAAGCGTTGAATAATAATCGTTAAAATCATTAATCACATCTAGTTCAGATGGATATAATTTTGTATAGTCTGCATTGGCACGAAGTTGCTCATCTGAACCAATTTCCAACGCACCCTTCTTCCCCATAAAAGTTTTTTTGCATTGTATCTGAAATGTTCCAGTTTGAAGAACTCGCAGTGTACCAAAATCTGCTGAAGAATCAAAAGAAAGAAATCCACCCTCTGCCGTTTTAACATCTTGTCCGGGCTTTGATGTCCACAAGCCGGTATCGCCTGATGATTTTTCGCCTAATAATACTCGGTCCATTATACGCCTTCTATTTCAATTTCAGAATCTGAAATAACGTTTATATCAAGGTCTTGCCCGTAGATGCTATCGAATGTATGCGGATCTCGCTTTTGATACACCTTACATTTTCTTTCGACATTTACTGTAGCTGTTGAAGAGGAAACTGTATGCGATTCTGCAACATTAAGATTTTGAGAAAGAATTTCGGAAGGACCGCGAATTGAGAAAACACGATCTCTACTCAGAATAGATCCAAAAATAGTTTTTTCAGAAGTAGAAACTAAGCCTAGATCAGAAAAATTTTTCCTAACCAACATCAAAGGGGATTTTGCTGATCCATAATGATCCCAAGATTCATCGGCATCAGAATTATGTATAAAAGAATTTGCAGAACCACTAGCAATGAAACCAATTGCATTTGAAGTATATTCACCTAAACTTTGTTGGTTGTATCCATCATGACCTGCCCATAATTCATCACCCACCTCATTTGAAGCTGCAATCAAAATCACATGATCTTTGGTTGCAATAAATTTATTTTGCCTCATAGCAAGTCATCCTCAATACTATCCAATCTGACAAGTCTTTTATGAAAAGCAAAATACTTTGCATAAGTTTTTAGCCACTGTGTATTAGCCGAACCATCCGGGTTCATCTCTATCCTTAAATTCTGATTTTCCGACAACGCAACACTGCCGTCATGCAATGATATGATTGCATTATTTGAATTCGTATCAATACTATGTATAGTTATTTTTATTGGCATAATTATGTAAAGCCCCCTAATGCTGTCACATTCCTCTTTATTATTAAAGGTCTTCAACCTATTTAT